ATACCACCTAATTGACCTGCTGGCGACATATACGGCCTAGTATAAGGAGGGTATATATCAAACAGTTTATAATCAATCCTCTCTTGATTGAATCTAACCGATGGAAGCCATGTTCCTGGAGTGTCATTCTTTTCGAACTCTACCTTTAACACTAACATATCTCCATCATTTGCTAGAGTTCCTGCCGGTATAGTAAAGTTCTTAGATACGAAATCTACATCATTATAATGTACTACTGGCCCATTTCCTATCTTATATAGTCTAGGATCTCCGAAGTCAACTAAATCCGTAGAAGCTATTGGAGTAACATCTGAATACAGCATTGTATGAGTTACTGGAGCTACCGCGTCATTACCATCATTACCGTCAGCACCGTTTTCCCCAGTATCTCCACGATATCCTTGTCCTAATGAGTATGGTGTTAAGCAGCACTCCATCATCCTTTAGCTATTTTTTGTACCGTCATGTAAATCATCTGAGCTGGTGTTGTAATAGTCCCTCCTATCTCAGTCTTTATATCGTATGCAGTTCCTGCGAAATCAAATACACCTACCGACGAGTATTGTCTATAAAACCTATAATTATCTCCTACTCCATTAGGCCCACCTGAAAACGGTGTAGATATCTCATTTGAGAAATTAGACACCTCCGACACTGATGTAAAAGATGAAGAACTTGTCCTAGTTAATGTTATTATCACATCAGATATAAACTCTGAGGTTTCAGGTATATATGGCCCAAAGTTATACGTAACCACTTCTCCTCCAAAAACAGTACTAGTTGTTATTGTTCCAGACGCTATGGGTTTCTGGAAACCATATCGTACTACCAAAGTATCTCCGTCTGTAGTTAAGGTTCCTGACGGAACGCTATATGTAAAATTCGTAAACTCATAACCGGAAAATGTTCCAGTAGGACTGTCTTGAGTTCCATAATTAGAATACAAAATACCGCTTGGAGGAATAGTGCATACACCATCTTTCCCGTTATTTCCTTTTGCTCCCGGAAACCCTCTATCTCCTTTTTCTCCTCTAGGAAGAGTGAAAGCGTCTTTACATGAATCACATTTACAAATCATTAACGGTGTTTATTTTTAACTAAATGCTACCACTTCAGACTCTTGTTCTTCGTCGTAAGATGGTACGTGACCTAGTTCTATTTCTATTCCTTCATAATCTTCTCTAAAAGAGGACGTATCCTCAAATCTAATTTCTTCGTTCATTAACAACTGCATAACTTATTTAGTGATTTTAGTATTTCGTTTGCTCCTTCTAAGTTCCCACATCCTACAGCGTAGTTAAGTGAGTCTGCGAAAGCTTTCGCTTGTAATGCTTTATTAACGCTATCTACATCACAGTGACAATCATTCATATCTAATCCTGCGATTAAGTTATTAACACACTTACTTACTTGACAGTAAAGAAAGAATGTCTGAGTCTCTGTATAAGTTGTTGTTCCAGTAGTAACTGTATAGGTCATTTCCCAGAGTCCATCAGTGAATGTTGTTAATGATGAACTTAATGTAGAAGCTGCTATTGAAACAGATGTGCTATCGCTCTTAGGAAAGCTTCCTGTAGCGAATAAATCTATAGTGGTATATACTGTCCCGTCTGGTCCAGTTATCAACAGCGTAGCTGCTGTAGCGTCTGTAGTTAATTCGTTCGGTGCTCCCCAACCTGTAGGATTAGTAATAGCATTATATACACCTGTATTCTCTGTAAAACTAAATGCGTCACAGTTACTCTCTTGACATATTGAAAATTTAACATCTGCTGCCATTATATTGTTTTGTTTTAGTAAAGATAGTAAAAAAAAGAGGAAGAAGTATACCTCCCTCCTCTTAATCTTTATAAAGTTAAGTAACTCTTACAAGTTAACTGCTACTCCTGTGATTGCTGCAAACAATACTTCGATTGCTGCTGTTGAACCATTAACTGTAGTAGCGATGTTGTTAGCTACGATGATTTGAGCTTGAGTTGTACGTTTAGCGTCCATTCCGATCTCACTATTAGAGTGAGTATCACTAAAATCAATTACGTATACATCATAAATGCCAGTTGCTGACACTTGTTCGTTTTCTTTAACGATTGGGAACTTTCTAAAGTTAGTCCTACCTGAGGTATACCCTAAAGTATTACTCTCCATAGCTTTCATTTTAGCGTAAGTACCTACACCTACCTGTGGAGCTAAAGAGGCTGCGCCTGTCGTTGTTGGAGTTACGTTGTTTAAATAAACATATCCCTTTTCGTCAATCCTAGTACCTGCATCGAAACCTGTTCCTAATGCTACTGTGAAAGAAACGATAGAAGGATTGTCATAATCAGATACAGCCTGAGCTACACCTACGATTTTGATACCTGCGTTACCACCACCAGTTTCTACTGAAGCTACTGCTTGAGCTGCAAATGAAGCATCTGCGTTCATCAACGCTACAAAAGCTGTAGCGATCTCTAAACTTGTTGCTGTTGCATCAGAAGTGTAGTTATAAGTCTTAGAGTCTCTTCGTTCAGAATAGATATCCTTATCCCATTCGAAAGATACATTGATACTGTACTCAGTACTATTAACTGCGACGATATCACCAGTTGTTCCATTGTCACCAATGAAAGTTTCTTGTTGAACATCAGCAGCATAAGAAGTACCTCTGTGAGCTACAATGCTTCCTTTTGTTAATCTTGGGCTAATAATGTGCGAAAGGTTTCCGACTTTTTTACCTTGTACGATGTAGAAAGGTTCGTTGTCGGCTAAAGCGGTAATTGCTGCTCCATTAAGAATAGCTCCTCCTTTTCCGATTACGATGATTTCACCTGCATCGACGTTTGCGATTCCTGTAGCATTTTGAACTACGTCTTCGCCAAATAATAAATGTGTTACTTTGTCTCTTACCATTGTTTTTGAGAATTAAAAGTTATTTAAATTGTTATTAATTACTCAAGCTTATTTAGTTCATTTAGATTAGACTGATAACGGTCTGACTCTATATTTTCTAACATACTTGAAACGGCCATTTCAACTATTTCCTGATGTGTGTGGTCGGCCAATTCACAATCAGTGAGTGAAGATAATGATATTCTGCGAGGTTTCCTAATATATCTTATGATATAAGAATTAAATATTAGATCTTCATGAGGAAAAACAACTTCTATCTTAGACTGGAACTCCAATCTTTTCAGTAAGCTCTTTCCTTTGTAATCTAACCTTGGTTTATTAAAAGGGTCCTCTATGATCATGTTATAGTCATCGTGCTGCATAGGTTGCACGTTAACCCTATCTCTCTTCGCTTTGTATACTAATCCAGTTCCTGTATATGTGGCCACTGTAACTATATTGCCTGCTGAGGTTGTAGTCGTGCCAGTAAAAGATTGATTGGATGTATATGTTGTTCCGTTATATGTAATACTCCCGTTGAGTACTATATACAATTGACCGTCTACAATCTTACCACTAACGATAATCTTAGTAGAACAAGTCTTTCTTGTCACGTCAGCTTGCTCTGTTAAAGAGAACATGTACTGATCTGACACCGTAGACGGAAGGGGTACGAACCTTCCGTTTGGGTAATTATCTGCAACCGCTACAAGAGGAGTTATACTAGCTGAATCTGTGATATCTTTAAGATCATCTGATCTTTTCTGGGTCTCTTCGAATCCTTTCTTCTTAGCATTAGATCCGTCGTACCTATGTTTAACAAACCTATCTTGTGCTAGATTAAGAAAGAAGTCTACATGAACCGATTGAAAGTTGGGATAATTTAAGGTATCCTCCTTATCAAAGAGTATCTTCGTAGCTGTATGCATCTCTTGTGCTGTCATTTATTAATCTTCTTTTTTAGAGCTGATCTTAACATCGTTGGACAATTTTCCAGCTAAGTTAATCCTTAACTCTTGATTCTGATTATCATCTAGGAACTCACAAGCAGTTCTTTCTCCTTGCCCTAACTGAACCTCATCATATATGTAATAACCACCTTTAATCTTTACAACACCTGCACTAATCAAATCATAAAGTAATACTCTAGTCTTATAGTTAGGTGAATCTGTAATAGCGTTAAAAGCTTTGTAGTCGTTCTTAGCAACCTTAAATAACTCATTCTTAACAAGAACGTCACTCATAGATCCTGCTGCTTTACCGAGTAACTTTAAATAGTTACGTTGTTCAGCTGGCGTAAGTGCTACGAAGTCTGCAATAGCTCTCGCTTCATCACTAATTGCTGCATTTTCATTCTTAGCATCTTCTTCTGCATCGAAAATTTCATATTCAGCTTTTGGCCATTTATCCTTCTCGTTTGCAGAGTTGCAAACTCTTGGATCAACCTGAAGTAGTGATAAATCTACGATATCTCTCGGATTACCCATATCTAACACTAAATCTTTGTCAGTTAATGTAACTGCATACTCTTTCCAATAGTCCGAGTTTCAGTTTCCTCCGATCCTTCTAGACCTGTAATGTATCCACCTCTTGTTTCCTTAGCTACTATAGTATCGTGACATTTATGATATCTATGCATTCCTGCCCAATTTGTTTTATTTAACGATTTAACTACAATCTTCTGTCCCATAATAATGTTTAAATGTGTTGTTTTTATAAAAGGAGAGGGAACTGAACCCCTCTCCTTTGTAAATATAATACTACTTATTTAGTAGCTGTACAAATTAATTCTCCACAAGCTAGTGGATTCTTAATCATCATTGCGCATTCACTTAACATGTGTACTGCGTAACCATCTTCGTTGTTAGATCTCATCGTAGATGTAGACTTAGAAGTATTTCCGTAAGGATCTACTGAACCAGCTGTGTGCCATAGCACCATCTCAGAATCTTTCTTGTAACATTTCGTGATGTTAGACTCTCCTCCGTTGATACCGAAATCCAAGATAGTAAACCTGTAAGACTCAATAGGTCGGTTAGACTTAAAGTGAGCTTGCCTGTTTGTTACTTGGTTATCGTATAACGGTAAGTGCTTAAGAGTAATCTTAGTACCGTTCAATCCTTGGTAAGTCTTGAACTGTCCACCTAATCCTAACTCTTGACCAGAACCAGTAATGAAAGTAGAATCTACTAACGTGTACTGAGCTGCTGCTGCTCTCATAGCTTTATCGAACTCATCGAATCCGAACTCACCTGTGAAACAGATAAACTCTCTAGTAGACTCTGGAGTAACATTGTAAGACAAATCAATCATGAACTGACGGATGATATCCTCTGTTAAAGAAGTATAAGTCCTTTTGTTCGCTGGAGCGATTTGCTCTCTGATACCTGCACCTTCGTATACTGGAAGACCGTTGTTTCCAACCATATCAGTAGTACCTTGAGCGTTAGCAGAAAATTCAGAGTACCATAAAGATCTTTCGATTTCTTTATACCACTGTGCCATTGCTTCCCATTCAGCGTAACGAGTCCACATTGTAGTCTCTTCTCCGCTTTCTGGATCTTTCAAATTAATTACCAACACATCAGTAGCTGCTGACCTAGATACTGTATATCCTTTTCTAAGAGTAGTCAAGTGACTTCTCATTTGGAAAGGTGAGCTGAAAGTAGTGTTTCCACCTACTGACATTTCAGGAACAGTTGTATATTCCTTAGATACCATCTTCCCAGAAGATAATTGAGCTGGATCGATAAAACTAGTAGGATCAGATTTGGTTACCTTTACGATATAAACCCATCCATTTCCATCATAATAAGGATCTTCCATTACACGAACTCTAAAGTCTCTGTCATCAAATGCAAGTACTTCTTGAGCTACAAACCACTTTTCAGCTAATGTGATAGTGAATGTTGTTCTGTTTAATCCTGGAGTCGTTGGCGTTACACCACCGTCAAAGCTGATAATTTCAATAGCCTTCTCATCGTCACCTTGAAGATACCAATCGAACTCTCTATTTCCTAATTCATGCTTTCTTCCCATTCCGTCAGTTAAGTACTGAATAGGGTTCATTCCTGCTTTACCGAAGATACGGGAAACCATGGTTGAAACTGTTTCTGGTTCTGTTAAGAACGCAGAAGCTAAGTGGTTCTGTAGCGTTAAGCCAGAATGCCATTTAGTCTTTCTTAATTGTAGATTATTTACTGCCATTATCTAATTATTTTAGATTCGTTGTTAATTAGCCGAACTGTTTTTTCAGTGGGCCTAAATTTAATTGACCAGGCTCGTTCTTCACGACCTTAGCTTTTCTTCGCGCTTTCTGTTTAGATGATCCGTCACTATAACGTCCTAACTTCTCAGCAAGCGACTTGGTTGCTTTAGTCTCACTCTTCTTATCAAGTTTGTTAATATCAAACTTATTAAAATAAAGATAAGACATCAGCAATTGGTTCTTTGGATCAGATGAGTCGGTTAATAAACCTGTCTTACCTGTTTTAGAGTCAACCTCCGTAATATACTTATAAAAATCATTTTTGATCTTCTTAGTCATCGGGAAGCCTCCAATCTCTTCAGAGTTATTAATCGTATCCTTCAGATCACTTAAGATCTTCTGGTTGTTCTCTATCTGTGCTTGTCTTGCTTCGCGTTGAGTAACTGCAGTTTGATTAATCCTATCATCCCGTGTTTTCTGCAACTTCTTCAATGCAATCCCAGACCTCTTGCTAAGCTGACCACTATCTTCAAAAGCAGTAATCAACTCTTCTATATCTTCGGCAGTTTCTCCTGCAGTAGTCAGTTGGTCCCTTAACACTTGCTTCTGAGTAGTGGTATCACCATCTATCGATTCAGCAGTCATCGTGCTATAGTCCGGTCCTGAAACCGCATTAACAAAAGTGCCAGGGTCTCCCCCGTCTTCTAAGTAGTCTAGGAATTGTTTCGCCATAGGATGCTTGAAGCTACCCTTGTAATCTTCAATACCTTTTTCTACCGTTTTGGTTACCATCGACTGAAAAGCTTCTGGAGTATTCTCCATTTCCTCTTCGAATCCCTCTAAGATACCTTCATCAGAGAAGTGCTTACCTAATACTTTAAACGTTTCGTATTCTGATTCGTCTTCAGTGTCAGCTTTTACAGCTTCTTCGACTACCGGTTCCTCTTTAGGAGCCTCGTCTTCTGTTTTCTCTTCGATAACTTCTTCCTCCTTTACAGGATTCTTAGTCTCATCGATAATTTCTAATGGAGCTTTCTCTTCTTCTGGTTCCTCGTTTTCCAGTTCAAAATTGTCGGCTGCTGCTTCCGCTGCATCTCCTGCCATTGTTCTTGGATCAATAACATCTCCAGCATCTGCTGAAACGTTCACCTCGCTTACACCTCCTCCGAGGTTGTTCATGTCGATTCCATCGTCTGATGTGATGTCTAATCCCCCTGTGTTACTCATAGTACAAAATTAGTTAATTAAAAAGTAATATGTTAGCTCGACCTAACTTATCTGATAAAATAAGCCCTTACCTATAGCTTTACTTGCTTTTAGTTGGACTCGGTTTATTATTAGCTGCAGTACGTTTTACTGCTATTTCCTCTTTCTTGAGACCTAGTTCAGAAACAGTCTTACTTCTGTTGTCTTCTCTGATTCTTTCCTTAAGCCTCATATCGTCAAAATGCTTTTGTCTTTCTAAATCAAGCTTACTGTGATCTAACGAGTTATCTACCGCTTCAGTACCTTGTTCATCCTTGAACGCTATCTGTAGCTTAGTGTCGTTGTCACGCTTGTTTAACATATCCTCTTGCTGCATATCCATCTGTCTTTGTTCCATTGCTTGTGCTGCCATAGACTCTTGAGATTTCTGTGCTGATTGTTGCGCTGCTGTTTCTCTTTGTTCCTTAGCTTCCTCACCTGTCTCTAATGCTTTCCTGATATCAACTAATGAATCAGAGTTAAGTACAGTTACTGCTTCAGAGAACTTAACCTTATCTCCTTGCATTGCAGCCTGAAGTAAAGATTTAGCTTCTGCTAAGTTCTTATTATCTTTAGATGTGTTACCAATAAACACTCCATGTTGAGTATTAGAGAACTCATCTCCTACAGTTAACATATGTCTAGATAAGTCATCTGTAATGAAGTTGATCTTCTTTCCTTTTCTCCATGCGATACGTGCTGTATCTAACATAGCCTCTAATACTCTACGTTTAACCTCGTTGTGTTGGTAGAACCATACCTCAGTAATAGCACTTGATTGAGAGATAGATCTCTCTACGTTACCAACTAATTCGCTTGTCTGTACTTGACCCATCCTTTGTCTAGATACCCCAGAAAGTTCGCCTAGCTTTTGCTCGATGCTCTCTATAATACCTATGTGAGTCTGTATGTAAGTCTGTGTAGATAAATCAATAGATTGGAATTGGTTAAAGTTAGACGTTTGCCCTCTCTTACCTTCCTCTGCTGAGTTAATAAACATAACTCCCATTGCGTCCAAGTAGTACATCCACTTATCTGTATCCCATCCTTCACTACCTGGAATCTGTGCAACATCCATTACAGCCACCTTACCTTTATCCTTAGCCATACCTAACTCTAATCTGTAGTGAGATACATTGTTTAAGTACTGGTAAGGCTTAGCTCTATCAATAAATGATATAGATTCGCTGTTACGCGCATTATATATAAGACCTACATATCCACTCTTACAAATAGACGGGTTATCCATGTCTCTTCTTTGGTTCTGCTTAGGTTGTATGTCTAAATACACATCATCACCAATCTTAGTTCCTTCCCAGTACTCACTGATCCAGAACCATTTTAATCTCATTTCGCTGAAGTGGTAGTAACCATCCTCATCCTTAGTAGCTTCCTCTGGAATCTCAAACTTCTCGTCAACCAACTCAACTACCTCTTGTCCATACTCTTCTAAGTATAAAAACCCAACCTTACGTTGGGACTTCCACTCACATCTAAGTACTCTTATAGTGCCATCTGTATCGTGTGACCTATCTTTAAGCTTCTTCTTATAGTTGCTAGAGTCATCTTCTTTGATAATGATACTGATCTCTGACTGAGCCGGAGCGTCAGTACCGAATCCACTACTGCCACCATTAGAATCATCTTCTAATTGTTTAGCTATCTTGTCAGTAAAATCAGGGGATGTATGGTACTCGTCAATGATAGTAGGTAATGTAAGCCATCTCTCTTCCATAATAGCAATAGCGTCCTCAACAAAGTCGCTATCTGGATCACTAATGATAGTAATATCTAATGGATTACATAATCTACACTTAGGTTCCCCTGATACAATACCTGTCCAGTAGATTTCTTCTCCTGCTATTAAAGCATCCTTGAAGCCTGCGTTAAACTTATATTCTAGAGACTCCTCCCTCATTAAGTACTTCAGTATATGATTACTAGTACGCTCTCTTACGTCTGAGAAAGAGTATTTTAAGTATTTGTCTATTCCTTTTATCTTAGCTTCTGCTTCCGCAGGATCAGCTCCTTCTACTATACTCTTAATGTATTCAGTATAAGCTGCTGTAATAGCTTTCTTCTCACCAATCTCCATCTCAGAAATAGCATCTTCATTCACAGATACTGCTCTGAAGTTAAAAGGTCTACGTACTTCTTCTCCTAATAATAAGTTAATCTTAGGAGATATAATATCATAATGTTGTAACGTAGCTGGAAACTCACCTTCCTTAAACCCGTATGGGTTAACTACATGCTCGAAATCTTCTGGATCTAATATACCGTTAAACAAATCGTAGTTGATCTGCTTTTTACTTTTGCTAGACCTACCGTTATATGTCTCAGTATCAGCTAATTTTTCTAAATCGTCTATATTCGCTTTACCCCAAGACTTGTTCTTCTTAGCTCTTGATATCCGCTGTCTAGGTAAATCGTTATGTCCAGTAGCCATTTATATGTGAGTGGTGTATGTATTATTGATCATAATAGACAAAGATATACTTTTTTTTTGTATCAGCAAACAATATGCTTACATATTAACGCCTCTTACCTTTCTTGAAGAGAATCCTGTCTGGACTAAAGATACCGCTGTTCATGCGTGAGGAGGTCTTAAAAGACTCTTCTACTTGAATTTTATGATTCTCATGTGAGTGTAATATCGTACACATGAAAGAT